TACGGATGAAGTTTTGTGGGGCGTCGTGAAGTCCCTGATTAATAGTGTAGGCTATGGTCAGAACACGGCTGAGAGATTTTGGTTCTATTCAGGTATCACACCAGAGGCCGAATTCTATCGCCTTCTTAGTCTGGAAACAGACGCTAAGATTGCTATAGTACCCGGATTCTGGAGTTTGCTTGAACACAAATATCTCCTTCTATGCGATGACCACCTTGAGGAGGAAATTCCTTCCCTCATGGTGTCGGCTCTCAAAACCTCGTGGATTATGAGTACAGACATAGTTCACGTTGCACAGGCTCTGTACACAACGCTGGGATACGTCGAGTCCGAAAGATCGGACAAAGACATTCTAACTTCTAAACTGCATTGGATGATGTGGTCTAAACTTGGAAAGTGGGTTCCAGTTCTTAAATATCAAAAAGATTACTTGTTTGTAAAATATGCTGATCTTGTTATTCGAGAATTTCCCGAACTTCCTTGTGAGATTCCCAACCCTGGTAAGATTCTTTTTGGTTCCTTTGATAGGTACCTAAGAAAACAACTCAGGGGTGGAAATTTAATCGCATTAAATTCTATTCTTCAGGGTCTGAAAAAGGGTATGTTACCCGTCGATACTGACACTGTGGTTGCTAGCGCGCAAAAGCATGCTTTCACCCTCAGTAACGTCAAGAAGACGGATGATGATGTACTCGATCAGATATGGAGGACCAGTCGTGAAGTATTTGGTGACATACACTTAGAGGATGTAAAGGTTAAACCTTACGAATCGATGTCATCCCACTCTTGCTATGAGAACCCAAGGTCAAAGATGGGCTTTAATGGCCACTTCAAGAAAGAGTTGTACGGGCGTAAAAACCTGTTTACAACTGCAGTGATCTTTCACGGCACCAAGAATCATTCCTTCGGGACTGACTTGGTTGGCTGGGAAGAGATCCACTACCTTTCTGGTGGACACAAGCTCGTTGAACTTCGGGCGCCTAGTGACTTAATTTCAGATAATTTCGGAGAACTACTCATCCGGACTCTTGAGGCTTCGGCCCCAAGACCCGTGAAAGTAAAGTTCATCCTAGAACCTCTGAAAGTAAGAACCATTAGTTGCAATTCATTTGACACTGCAAGTTGTCTAATCCCTCTACAACGCCTATTATGGAAACGGCTTCAAAGATTCAAAATCTTTGAATTAACCGGAACCCCTGACTGTGAAGCTATTCTACAAAGAGTAGTTGCCGGAGTCTGGGCCCATAAGGACGTGATAGTAGATGGAGACTATTCAGCAGCAACAGATAACTCTCACCTGGACTGTACTCTAACAGCAGCTGAAGCGTGTATTCGTAGTAAGGCTCTTCTTAGGATAGTCCGGCTTGCGCTGGGCCCCCAGAGAATTGAGTATTATGGCGACACGTGGAGCTGTTTGGATGGAATAGAAACAGACGAGAACTACCGTGAGTTAATGAAAATTTGGTTACCAGAAAATTTCTGGCAAACAAATGGTCAACTCATGGGATCTCCTCTGAGCTTTCCATTCCTCTGCCTCATTAACGCAGCTATCTTTCGATACGCGTATGAGCAGTATTATGGAGTACGAGTTCGTCTCGATGATCTACCATTACTTATTAACGGTGATGATATTATTTTCCGAGCGGTTGAAGACTTCTATCCTTTTTGGAGAGAACAAATTCAACGCGTTGGATACAAACCTTCGATAGGCAAAAATTTTGTCAGTCGTAGTTTTGCTAATATCAACAGTGCCTACTATACAGTAGAGACTGTTAATAACTTTCACTATGTGAACAAAAAAGTTCCTTTTGTGAATATGGGCTTGATCATGGGACGAGGTAAGGGTGATTCTGACGCTGAGATAGGCTTCACTGGGAAGATAGCCAAGTTTCTATCTTACAAACAAAGTGGACAGAACCAAATTAAGGATCTAGAGTCGACTTTGCCTGAAGATATTGCAGGTAGGTGCTATGAATTGTGGAAGCAGGAGAGAATGGATTTGATTTGTAATGAGTTTCCTTGCGGTTTCGTTGCCGGAGGGCTAGCTACTGAGTCTGGGCCACAAACGTGGTATCAGGCTAAATACAGTAACTATCTCTGCGATGTCGAAACCAAAAGGTTCCATAGCTCGCTTCAAGGTTCCCCAGACTGCCCCCAAATGGGAGCCTTTTGGAAAATGTTCGACTTCAGACCTTCACAGGTTGAAGTTGAAGCAGATTTAAAGCGTGCTAAATGGAAGACCCATAACAGATCTCCTAAGCGTTGTCGGGCCTGGCCACTTCCAGAAACAAACTTTGAGAGTTCATTTAAGGTCGCGACATGGAATGCCGACTGGGGAAACCTCCGCACCCAGGTACGAGAGATCCCTTTTGTGTGTTGAAGAATTAGATATTGGTGAGAATACGATAAGCAAGGACAAGATCAGTGACTAAGTAGTCCTTTAGATAGATCTATCTCCCTACTCGGGTGTTTAATCCGAGCGGAATAGTCTGGTTTAGAGAAGAACTGTAATCCCTAACTTCGCTTTTAGTTCCAAAGATCCAATACTTGTTCTGACATACACGAATGGGC